TTAATGTTGACTTGCGCTTTTGACTGTACGCGAAAACATATTATAAGGAGAAAAAATCATGACAAAGATTTACAAATATCAGAAGATCGTCGATGACTACACAACGCACTGTCTTGTGGAGCCGGATTATAACCTACTGGAAACTGAGGACAGGATTACCGAACTTTGCACGATCGACGGCGTAACGTATGTCAGTGTACCGGACAGCATCACACTGCCTGCTCAACCGGAGCAAATTACAGTTGAGGAAGTTGTACTGACGGATGAACTCAAAGCTGCAATCAAAGCAGCGTCGCCGCATGTGCAGTTGATTAACGATAGGGTGGTGTCGAAAATTAGAGAGGTTTATTCGCTCAACGACGAAATCAAAATGATTCGCTTGTCGCCATCGGCAGAATCAACAGCATATAACGAATATGTTGAAGCTTGCAGGGAATGGGGCAGAGTGGCAAAAGCTAACTTGGGGTTATAATATATGACCACTTTTCAGATCATTATCAGAAAGATAGCGGTTTATTTCTCAAAGCCCATTTGGTCTTTCATCCGGAACTGTGTGTTCTGGCTGTTTCATCTGAACGATATTAACGAGGTTAGAAAAATAAAGGCTGACATTAAATATCTCAGCATTGAAAGCCTGATGGAACGGTTCGTCTGGAAAGAAGATGCCGGCGGTGATTGGACGCCGTGGATAATGACTATTATCCGGCAGAGTTTCAAAGATGACTGTGACGGCGCAGCGGCACTTGCAAAGTGGTGGTTCAAGGAACATGGTATTGAGGCGGAAATCCTCAACCTCTACTCTGCTACAGAAGGGCATACCATCTGTATTACTAAATCAAGGGGATGGATGGTCACGAATGAGAGGGTGGTTATGCTGCACCCGGATAAATGGGAAATAGGAGTGTTGAAGTATTTCAATGGGAAATATGAAGTGATAATCTAAAGGACGGTACTGGTGGAATGGATGAGATCAAGAAACTTTTGATTAGTAAGGAATTTGGAAATGAAAAACTTTAATATTCACGAATTTGATTGCAAGTGCTGTGGCGAGAATAAAATGGAACCTGAGTTTCTAAAAAAACTTGACGAGGCGAGGGATATAGCTGGAATCCCGTTTGTCATAAGTTCGGGATATAGGTGCTTGAAACACAATAAAGAAGTTGGTTCAACTTCTACTAATCATACTCTTGGAGTAGCAAGCGATATTCGTTGTACAAACGGGCCGGCAAGATTTAAAATCATTAAGGCATTGATAGAGGTAGGATTTTCACGAATCGGGGTGGCAAAAACATTTATCCACTGCGATGCAAATACGCTACCCTTATCTATTTGGTTTTATTAGGAGGTTTATTATGGCAGGTATAAGTTTGGCAAATCTTGATGTAGGTGGATTATTTACTGGCATAGGAACTCTTGCAAAAGATATACGCGCAGCTGTAACAGGTAAAGAACCAATCAATGCAGATAAGGCAGCAGAAATAGCACTTAAACTTGAAGAATTGGAAGGGAAGGCGAGGGATGCTCAAACAACGGTGAATCTTGCAGAAGCTAGTAATCCTAATTTGTTTGTAGCTGGCTGGCGTCCTGCAGCTGGCTGGGTGTGTGTATTGGGACTACTTTATTCTGTGTTTTTAAGACCAATTTTAAGCTGGTTAGCTACAATATGGCAGTTGTCGTCCGTCCCTCCTGTTATTGATTCAGTTATTTTAATGGAACTACTTTTTGGTATGCTTGGTCTGGGCGCTTATCGAACATATGAGAAGACAAATAAAGTAGCTTAGTTAATAAGCTACAATAACTTAAAAGATCGTTAAATTATTAAACAAACTTATGGATAACGAACTTAAACAAATTCTATCCACCTGTGCTATATCAACAAGGATGACAGCGCTCACTTTCTTCCCAGAGCGTTTCTATATGCCTTTTGCTGAAGAAGTTCATGGAAAGATTTTTGATCTAATCGATGGTCCTGAGCAAAGAGTAGCTATTGCCGCCCCTCGAGGTTATGGCAAAACATCTATTGTTGCCCTGGCCTTAATGGCAAGATGGATTCTATTTCATCACACAGGTTTTATTGTCTATATAAATAAAAGTCACGACGCAGCCTCTCTTCAAACTGAAAACCTCCGCCGTGAACTAGTAACTAATAAGGAAATAAGGGCTTTCTTTGGAAACTTCAAACAACGAGATCCTAACAAAGCTGAATTTGATGAAGTATTTAGTAAAAAAGCCTGGGTTGCTTACAACACTCTAGTTTGGCCTCGCGGAGCTGGACAACAAGTCCGTGGAGTTCTATTCAAAAACGATCGACCTGGACTTATAATTATTGATGATCTTGAAGACCCAGAACTTGTTGAGACAGAAGAATATAGAGATAGACAATATCAGTGGCTCTACGCAGATGTAATAAAGGCTGTTCCTAGAATAGGACCTCAAGCTAAGAATTGGAAAATAGTCTACATTGACACTCTTAAACATGAAGCAGCTATATTACAAAAGTTACTTGATTCTCCTGACTGGGCCTCTATTAGACTAGAAGCTTGTGATGATAACTTTAAATCGACTGCTCCTGGATTTATCTCAGATGAGGACATTAAAAAAGAATGGGAGCAGCATGTTCAGGCTGGGCAGACAGATGTATTTTTCAGGGAACTTCGTAATCTTCCTATCTCTACAAAAGACTCAGCTTTTAGAACTGATTATTTTCACTATTACAACATTCCCTTTGGAAATACTAAAAAGGAAAATGATATAGAGACTCTTGACATAGATATTCAACAGAACTCAAACATTGAAACAGTAATAATTCTTGATCCTGCTAAAACTGTTAAAATCCATTCTGCCGAATCAGCTATAGTAGGAATAGGAATTGATCTTGCAAGTGCTAAAGTTTACATAAGAGATGTTATTTCAGAAAAAATGTATCCTGATGAAATCTACAATGCTCTCTTTGGAATGGCTCAATTATTAGGTGCAAAAGTCCTTGGGATTGAGGAAACTTCTCTAAACGAATTTATTAAACAGCCTATCAAAAATGAGATGTTTAGACGAGGCACTTTCTACGAATTAATCTGGCTTAAAGCTAGAGGTGGAATGAAGAAAGAGCATAGAGTAAAAGAACTAGTTCCTTATTATAGAGGTGGCTACATCTATCATAATGCCTCTTGTGTAGGAATAAAAAAACTTGAACAGCAGTTACTAATGTTTCCTCGTTCGGCCCTCTGGGACTTAATGGATGCTGAAGCATACCTAATTGAGATGCTTGAACTTGGTGAGAGATACTTTAGCCCTTCTGATGAAATTGAGGATGAAGAGGCAGAATATAAATCTATTGAATATGAGAAAGTTATTGAGAATTGGAGGGCTGCTTAATGCTAGATACTATTCTTGGAGGTATTATAATTGCACTAGTTTCTGGAATATTTGGAAAGTATCTTGGTGAAAGAGGAAAGGTAACTAATGATTGTTGTTCTATTAATAGGGTTGCTTGTCAAAGGCTAATTTTAGAGAAATTAGATAACTTGGACGAAAAATTAGAATCTTTAACAAAAGTTGTAAATAATAAGGTTCTTGGACTTTAAGTTAGTAAATAGGGGAATTAAATGCCTTACATAGTAACAGGAGATCCATCAGGTTGGAGAGATGAAATCTATAAGAAGGATTTTAACTATAAATATCCTTCAAAACTAGATCTTCGTCCTGATAGTCCTTTACATAAAAAACTACGTTCTCGTATTTGGGAAAGAGCAAGAGCATCAAGAAATGAGATATCTAAGCGCTTTAATTCTTGGCGTGAAATAGATAAAACTCTAACAACTTACATAGACTTATCAGAGACCAGTAGAACTAAAGAAGACGAACTTAAAGCAAAGGATCCTACTAAACCTTTATCAATAGTCTTTCCTTACTCTTATTCTATGCTTGAATCACTATTAACTTATTTATGTTCAGCCTTTTTCCAAGATCCTATGTTTCAATATGAAGGCGTTGAAGATGATGATACAATAGGAGCAATGCTTATGGAATTAGTCATCCGCCTCCACTGTATCAAGAATAAAGTCCCCTTAGCTATTCACACAGCTCTTCGTGATTCATTAAGTTATGGCATAGGAATTGGTATCCCTGAATGGAGAAGACAGTACGGTAAAAAGTTAGTCAAATCAACTATTATTACAGAGTCTGATTTAGGAACTAGTTCACAAAACGAGAATCAGTTTATACCAGGTCTTTTATTTGAAGGGAATGCTTTATCTAACATCGACCCTTACATGTGGCTGCCAGACCCATCTGTCTCAAGTGATAATATTCAGAAAGGTGAATTTATAGGTTGGGTGGATCGTGACAACTATATGAATTTACTAAGCAAAGAAGGGCAGTATGATTCTGGCTTATTCAATGTAAGGTACTTAAAAACTAAAGCAAACAAGCGTTCAACATTAGCCCTTGATGAAAGTGATAGACAAACAAGGCATGGTGGCTCAGTTGATATGCAAAGATCTTTATCAGGAACTGTTTCGCCAATAGATGTAATTCATATGTATATTACACTTATTCCAAAAGAATGGAAGCTGGGAACTAGTGATACGCCGGAGAAATGGTACTTTGAACTGGCTGCAGACGATGTAATTATAGCGTGTGAGAAAGCAGACCATAATCATGGACAGTATCCGATGGCTGTAGCTAGTCCTGAGTTCGATGGCTATTCAATTACTCCTATTGGACGACTTGAAGTATTGTACGGACTACAACATACATTAGATTTTCTCTTCAATAGTCATGTGACTAATGTTCGTAAGGCTATAAACGACATGTTAATAGTTGATCCTTTCTTAGTCAATATCAATGACTTGAAAGATCCTAAGCCTGGAAAACTAATAAGATTAAGAAGACCTGCTTGGGGAAGAGGAGTTGATAAGGTAGTCCAGCAACTTCAAGTTGTAGATATAACAAGAGCTAATATTTCTGATTCTAGTTACATTACTCAATGGATGGATAGAATATCTGGCGCAGATCAATCAATGAGTGGGTCACTAAGACAAGGTGGACCTGAGCGATTAACAGGGGCTGAATTTAGTGGGACTCGTTCTTCAGCCGTCTCTCGTTTACAGCGTCTTGCTCAAATCATAGGAATGCAGTTCATGCAAGACATAGGAACACAGTTTGCTGTTCACACTCAACAATATATGACTCAAGAAGCCTATGTAAATGTAGCTGGGAGATACGCTGAACAACTTATGGCAAACTTTACAAATGGCAAGACTCGTGGCCGAGTAAGTCCTTCAGACTTAGCAATCAACTATGATTTAATAGTAAGAGATGGCTCTATTCCAGGAGGAAACTTTAACAGTGCTTGGGTTGAGTTGTTTAAGATTATTGGAACTAGTGAAATACTAATGCAAGAGTTTGATGTAGCTCGAATATTCACCTACATCGCTCAACAGATGGGAGCTAAAAATGTTGAGGACTTTAAACGTAATGTAAGTAATATTCAGCCAAGAACTATGCCAGATGAACAAGTTATGAAACAAGTTCAGGCTGGAAATTTTATTCCCTCTGGAGCTGTGTAATGGAAACTATTCAAATCAGAGTAAGTAAAGATGCAATAGAGGAATTTAAAGAATCTATTTTATGGGCTGATATTATTGAAGAACTTAAATCATGGAAAGAAGGATTTAATCGTGAACAGCTATCAATAGTAGATGATGCAGCCTCTAATAATCCTTCAACTGCATCTGTCTTACTACATATGGGAGATTTAAATGGCCGGCAGAAGGCTGTAGATTATTTCTTAAGCCTTCCAGATGTATTCTTAAGTATTTTGGATGAGAAGAAAGAAGAAGAAAAAGATCGTTAAATAATTAAACAAACTTAAAAAGGAGCTATTATGGAAAACGAAGGAAAAGTAAATACTGAAATAGAAGAGATGCTTTCAGCCTTAGGTGATCCTACACCTGAAAATCTCAAAGACGAAGAAGATGATAAGGAAGGAGAAACTAAAGAGAATAAAGAAGAACAGAATGAGGATAATTCTTCTGAAGAAAAAGAAGAGAAAGAAACTACTAAGGAAACTACTAAAGAAAAGGAAGAAAAAAAGGAAGAAACTAAAGATGAAGAAGCTGAAGAAGCTGAAGAGACTGACAAAGACAAGATCATTGAGAATCTAAGACAGCGTCTTAATGAGAAGCCTGAACCTCCTAAGCAAAAAGAAACTCAGGAGAAAACCGAGAAAGAGAAGGCTGAGAAAGCTACTCAACTTGAGGCTGAGAAAGCCACTAAAAAAGCTGAGACTCTTACACTCGAAGAACAAGACTTTATTGGTGATCTTGATTTGGATGATCTGACAAGGGACAAAGATGCCTTTAATAAGATCTTAAACACAGTCTACGTGAAAGGAGTGAACGACTCTAAGCGGATAGCAACAGAGGACGTTCTTAACATTATCCCTGACATCGTCAAGCATAACTTGACTTTACTCACAACTATGAAAGAAGCAAGTGATAATTTCTACAAAGAAAATGCTGATCTTGCTCCATTCAAGCGTGTTGTGGCTGCAGTATTTGAAGAAATTGCTGCAGAGAATCCTGAAAAGAATTACTCAGAGCTTATGAACCTTACTGCGCCTGAAGCAAGGAAGAGGCTCGAGCTTCACAAACAGGCAGTTGTTAAAGAAAAAGGGGAAAATGAGGGAAATAGAAAATCTCCTCGTCTTCCTGGAACTAAAAGTGGGCAACGTCAATCTCAATCAACTAAACCTGCTACTTCGGCGTTAGAGAGTGAGATTGAAGAAATGAACAAAACATTGAGACGCTAATTAACATTACGGAGGTAATAAATTATGGCTCTTGAAGATCGTGGTGCTCAACATAAGGAAAATGTTGACAAATTTATTGGCCCTGCTGAAGATGTGCAGATGACAACATTTGATTATGTAGTTAGACCCTTCTTTGGTATAAAGAAGGTAACGGTTAAGTTGGCAACTGCTGCTGCACTGCCAGCTTGTACTGCGTCTGGGTCTGGAGTAGGTAAAAAATTAACTATGGATGCTGCAGCCGTTTTGGCTGTGGATGGAGTAAACACAGTTCTCAATGATCGTATTCTGGTTAAAAATCAAGCGGTCGGAAAGGATAATGGTGTTTATAAAGTTACTACAGAGGGGACTGTAGGTGTTGCAGCAGTTCTAACAAGATCAACTGACATGGATGAAGATGCTGAAGTTGTTTCTGGCACCTATGTTGGAGTGACTGCTGGCACTGCTAATGGTAACAAAGAATTTGTTCTATCAACAGCTGACCCTATTACTGTTGATACGACTGCTCTGGTCTTTACGGTAAGTGCTGGTGATTTCACAATCACTCTCCCTCCTGTTGCTGAAGCTAAGGGACGTATTTACTCTATCTCTGCTAGAAATATCTTAACAGTTGTAGATGTTATTACTATTGCTGATAAGAATGATAGCGAAGGTTGGACTGATCTACTTCTTGATACTACTAATGACTCTGTATTATTCTATTCAGATGGTATTAGGTGGTGGATTATAGGTGGAGTGATTGCTTAGATCATTTAACGATTAAACAAACTTTAAAATATTTAGGAGGAAACTATTATGTTCTTAGGGATGCGTGGCACAGGTGATTGGGTTGCAGATCAGCGACCTTTAAATTGGAGAGAACAAATCTTATATCTCTATCCTAATGGCTCAGCTCCTTTGACTGCCATTCTTTCAATGATGGGATCTGAAAGTGTAGATGATCCTCAATTCCACTGGTGGACACAGGAACAATCTGCTGTAGGTGGTGCTGTTGGTGGAGTATTTACTCTTCCTGACTTGACTATTGCCTATGCAGGTGGAGGAGTGGCTGGAGATGTTCTCTATATTAGTATTACTACAGCTCTTGCTAATCGCATTAGAGAGGGCCATCAGATTCTTTTGCGTGATGCTTCTGATTATAGAGTCGATGTAAATGGTAAAGTGACTGGAGTAACTCGTGGAACAACTACTTCAGTTCTTGCTGTGAAACTTCTTGAAGACGACGATAACTCCATCGACCTCGGTGGAACACACGATCTTCAAAACTGTGATACATTCAAGATTGTTGGTAACATCAATCCTGAAGGTGGAGAAATGCCGGACGCTATTGCTTTGAATCCTACGAAGGTCTATAATTATACTCAGATCTTTCGCACACCTTTAAGTATGACTCGAACGGCATTAAAAACTAAACTTCGGACTCCTGAACAGCGCCAAAAGGCAAAGGCTGAAGCTTTGGAAATGCATTCTTGGGAAATGGAACTTGCATTTCTTTGGGGAATCAGAACTGAGGGCATAGGTGATAATGGAAAGCCTGAGCGCACTACAATGGGAGTAATTAACTTCATTCGTCAGTATGCTGCAGTTAACTGTGACGACTTTACACTAAATACTGATTACACAGGAGATGACTGGACAGCTAGTGGCGAGACTTGGCTCAAAAACATGCTCGAACGAATCTTCCGCTATGGAGCTTCAGAGAAATTAATTCTCTGTGGTTCTGGATTCCTTCTTGGTCTTGATGCTCTTGCTAATGCTGGTGCTCAAGTCAACGTTCAGCCTGGGCAGAAAGTCTATGGAATGGAAATCACTAAGTGGCTGACTCCGTTTGGGACAGTTAATCTAAAAACCCACCCCCTCTTCAGCTATGATGCTACAACTCGTAATATGGGAGTTGTGATTGAACCTAAAGAACTTACCTATCGTTATATTGATGATACTACGTTCTATGGTGAATCGAGTCAGAAACAGCATGCTGAGGGTTATGGTCAGAGGAGAATTGATGGTATTAATGAGGAGTTCCTCACTGAATCTGGTCTCGAGTTTGGGCTGGCTCAGAAGTGCGGTATTTTGAATGGTGTAGGACTTGACAATGATTTAACTCCTTAATTGTTATAGTCCAAGCGGCTGGAGAGGAGAAATTATAGCTCCTTATCTCCTCTCCAGTTCGTTTAATAATTAAACGATCTAAATAGGTAAACTTAATGGAATACAAAGATATACGACAAAAGTTTATTGAAATCTCTGGTCGCTATGATCTTATTAATCCTGACACTTGGGAAGATAATGGAGCTGATTTTTATCTAAACCTAGGTCAGAAATTAATAGATCGTAGTCTAGCTGACAAGAAAATGTTAGCTAGATATCCATTTGCACTTACTACAGGAAATATTATAGTAAAGACTCCAAACTTAAGAGTTATTAAGGAAGTCTGGATAGCAAATGCAGAAGGGAAATTGCAATTAACTAATGTTCCTTTAAATGATCTTAGGAATAATTTTGCAAAAGAATCTACTTTATTAGATAAAGGAACTCCATTATATTACTCTCCTGCAGTATTTAGACCTTTTCCAGATGAATTAATACCTCCTGCTGGTCTCTACGATATAGATGATTTACTATTATCTGGAACTCACTATACTTACAACGGTATAGTAGTAATGCCGCCTCCTGATAATAACTATACATTAACCATCTGGGGTCTTTTTGCTAGTCCAACTCTATCAGCCACTTTAACTGGAGCTATCTGGACACAAACAAAAAGTTATTGGACTGAGAATGAACCACAGATTTTACTAGAGGCTGCATTATCGAGGCTAGCAACATACTCTGGAAATGTAACTAGTGCAAAGGAATACAAAGAAATTATGATTGAAGATCTTCGCACTCTTGAGTTTGATATAGTAGATGAAGAACTTGTAGGTGATTTGGAGATGGGAGAATAAGATCGTTGAATTAATAAACGAACTTATGGAGAATCATTATGCCTTACGAGATTAAAGGAAAGACAGTAATAAAGAAAAATACTGGAAAAGTAGTCGGTCATAGTAAGAATCCTAAAAAATACCTAAGGGTTCTTCAGGCAGTTGAGCATGGCTGGAAGCCAAAACATCATAGTGCAGAAGATGGTAACTTTTTAACTAAACGTAAAAGTAAATTTGGAGTATCTTAATATGATTACTGAAGAAGAGAAACAAGAAATCATTGACAAAGCGGTTGAAAAATCTATGTTAATATTACCTGAAGTAGTAGGTAATCTAATTACTCAGCATATGACAATGAGTAAGATAAATAGTGAATTTTATGCCGCTCATCCAGAATTCAAAGATAAAAAAGACATAGTAGCATCAGTAGTCGAAATGCTTGATGGTGAGAATCCTTTAATAGATTATAAAGAACTTCTAACTAAAGCAGTTCCAAAGATTAGAGAAAGAATTAAGATTACAGAAAATCTTAATACTAAACTAGTAAATGCAGAAGTAGATAGAAACTTTAATGGAGCAATCTAAATGGAAAGTTCAGTAGCTCAAGGTGGTAAGTTTTCATTTACTATTAAGGCTAAGGAATTATCTAAAGGACTAAGACCTTCAAAGAGAAATCCTAGGGATAATGATTTCTTAATCATTTCTAAAGGTGCAGTAGGGAAAGATAGAGTTCTTCAGTCAATAGAAGAAATCACTAGAATGACTACAGATGTTATTACTGATAGTTTTCCATTTCCTCAGATATTTACCTTTATTAATTTAATCATAGTTTGTGGGCTGAAGAAAATTTACGAGTTAGTAGATGGTGAACTTGTATTAAAATATACTGCAGCAGCAGCCGGATCAACTTGGACGGCGGTAGATTTTTACGACTATGTTTATTTAAGTAATGGAAAAGAAGCAGTTGTGAGAAATCCTGATACAGGAGTTTATTCAATTTCTACGCTTCCAAAAGGAATGAGTATTTGTAACTTTAATGGACAGGTAATTGTTGGAGCTCCAGATGCAGTTGCTGA